GGGTCTCAAAGCGGAAACGATAGCGACACCTCCGGGTTACGCAGGTATTCAAGTTCGGTTGCCACATGATGCTCAGGGATATTTTGTTTGGGCGAAAATCGACAATAATGATTTTGCTTTCCGTTTGGCTAGGTTTTGGGAAGCCGATAACCCAATGTCAATGTTGATTTGTCCAACTTTGATAGATGCGATTGCTAGGACAAGAGTTCTCGCTAATCGATAAAAAAGTCTCGAATTACACCTATGGTATTCTTTCCATGTCAAAACCCGAGGTTAGTTTTTCTAGCCCGATGCTAGAGGGCTACCTCTTTTCAATAGGAGATACATGGCTAAAAACACCCGCAAAATGGTGAATCTTGCCATTGAGGAAACAAGCGGGGTAGACCATCCTGCTCACCTACATGAAGGATGGCTGGTTATGAAATCAGCCGACGAATCTGAAGTTCAGAGGGTTTTGGACGAAACGCTCACCGAGGAGGACTCCAACATGGAGAACAATTCTACCGAGGCTACAACAGAGCAGGTTGAAACTTCCGTTGAGGAACAACTTTCCGTCGCAAAGGCTCGAATTGCCGAATTAGAACAGGCACTAGCCAAGGCTTCTGAGGATGCTGAAATGTCCGAAGAAGATAAAAAGAAGAAAAAGATGGAAGAGGAATCCTCCGAGGAAATGGACTATATGAAGTCCGCACCTGAGTCAGTAGTCAAAATGATTGAGGACCTTCGCAAATCCGCTGAAGAAGCGAAATCTGCTCTACAAGCAGAACGCGATTCACGCGCAGATGTGGAGGCAATTGAAAAGGCAAAGGGTTGGGCTAATCTCAATCTCGATGCCGAGAAAGTTGGACCAGCGCTTCGTCGTTTGGCTTCAACCGACGCAGACCTAGCAAAAGCCATTGAGGAAACTCTTTCTTCAGTAAATGCTCAGGCTGAATCAGCACAAATTTTTGCGGAGATTGGCAAATCCGCAGACTTCCCAACGGGCAATGCTTATGAGCGTATGACCTCATTAGCAAAGTCGGCAGTCGAAGAGGGAGTAGCAAAGTCATTCGAGCAAGCGCTTGCTGATATTGCGACAAAGAACCCTGACCTTTACAGCCAGTACCTATCCGAGAAGAAAGGTGCCTAAAAAATGGCATACGAAATCTCTAATTACTCGGTAAAGGTCACCCTCGTAGCCGCGGCTGACCTTTCCGCTTTACAATACACATTCGTCAAATTGAACGCATCAGGACAGGCGGCGGCATGTTCCGGCGCAACTGATATTCCAATTGGCGTATTACAAAATGCTCCAACCGCAGGACAAGAGGCTGAAGTTCTAGTTGTCGGCGGAACCAAGATTGTTGCTGGAGCGGCAATCGGCGAAGGCGTACAGGTTGGTACATCTGCGGCAGGTAAGGCAGTAGCCCTAGTTGCTGGTACAGATACCACCAAGTATGTCGTTGGAACTCTTCTGACCGAATCAGCGGCAGATGGAAACATCGTAACCGCCGTAATCAACTGCGCCAATCCGGGCAGAGCGGCATAAGGGGGAACAATAAATGCCACAGCCAAATATCAATTCCGTCCATGTGGACGCGATTCTGACCAACATCTCTGTTGCGTACTTACAGAATCAAGACAACTTTATCGCTGACAAGGTATTCCCTGTAATCCCTGTCGATAAGAAGAGCGATAAGTACTTCACCTACACCAAGAACGACTGGTTCCGCGATGAGGCTCAACGCCGTGCGCCGGGAACAGAATCCGCTGGTGGCGGTTACAACATCTCAACTGGAACATATTCATGCGATGTTTATGCTTTCCACAAAGATGTCGATGACCAAACAGTTGCTAACGCAGATGCTCCGTTGAATCCACTTCGCGAAGCAACTGAGTTCGTAACTCGTCGTATGTTGCTTCGTAAGGAACTTCAGTTCGTATCTGACTATTTCACCACAGGTGTTTGGGCAGACGATGTTGCTGGTGTTGCTTCAAGCCCATCTTCAGGCGAAACAATCAAGTGGTCGGATTACACAAACTCTGACCCAATTGCTGACATTGAGGCAGGAAAGGCTGAAATTCTTGGTAACACCGGAATGGAAGCAAACACTCTTGTTCTTGGATACGATGTATTCAAGTCCCTCAAGAATCACCCTGACTTGGTAGACCGTATCAAGTACACCTCTTCACAGACCATTACAACTGACATGATTGCGGCAATGTTTGACATTCCTCGCGTCATGGTTGCTAAGGCTGTCAAGGCGACCAACAACGAAGGTGCTACCGGAGCCTATGCTTTCGCTTTCGGCAAGGGCGCTCTTCTCACACATGTTGCTCCAAATCCGGGTCTCTTGACCCCTTCCGCTGGTTACACCTTCTCATGGACTGGTGTATCAGGTGGTATCGGCGCAACAATCGGAACTTCACAGTTCCGCATGGAATCAATCAAATCCGACCGCGTTGAAGCAGAAATGGCTTGGGATAACAAAGTCATCGCTTCCGACCTCGGATATTTTTGGTCCTCAATCGTCGCTTAGTTCGTCAAAAGGAGGGGGCAGGACTGTTGAAAGTCCTCCCCCTTTCTTTTTTAGGAGTAGAGGAAATATGAAAGTAAAAGTTTTGAAAAGAATGACTTCTCTTGGAAACGAATTGAATCCGGGAGATATTGTTGATGCGAGCGGATGGCGCCATACAAAGGCTCTCGTTTCAAATCGCTACATTGAGATTTTGTCTAATGAGGCTCCCGCCAAACCTGCCCCTGCTCCAAAAGTAGAGGCTCCAAAGGTTCAGGTAGTAATAGAGGACGAACCAAAGAAGGCAAAGAAAGTCAAGGATAAGGAGTAACTATGCCAGTCTCCCACAATCGAATTTCAGTTACTACTGAAGCCACTAAATTGACCAACGACTTTGATGGTCGCGACGGTCAAACAATCAATGTCCAAAACCCTACGGGCGGAGTTGATGTTTATTTAGGTGGAGCAGGTGTAACAACCACAGATTACGGCTATCTACTGAAGGCTGATACAAGTTTCTCAATCGAACTACAAGATGACGAGAAACTCTATGCGGTCGTTGCTTCAGGCACACAAACCGTAAATGTAATTCGTCAAGGAGCCTAATAGATGGCTTTACCGGCATCGCTCTCTACGGTGACGGTGATTGGCACCTATGTGGACTTACAGGGCAATCCCGTCCGTGGCTCTTTGATTATTACTCCGCAGACAATCCTCAAGGAAACTGCGGCGAATGTAATTATCATTCCAGTCAAGATTCAAAAAACCTTTGATGCTACTGGTTCTTTTTCTGTTGTCTTGCCCGTGACTTCAGATACAGATGTCGCTCCAATACCCTTTATTTATACTTTAGAAGAAAACTTCACAGGCGGAAGAACTTTCCAAATATCGCTACCTTTATCGGTTGCTGGAACCACGCAAAACCTTGCTGACTTGCTTCCAGCAATTCTTACAACCGAATCCGGTTATGTTACAACTGACCAATATGTTGCTCTTCAGGCTCGATACACAGCCGCGAACAACACCAAGGTCATTGTTGTTGATGCTGAAGATTATGAGACGAACGCGCAACTCTACGCTGAGGCGGCGGCTACCGCGGCTTCAGCGCTATCTAATTACAATTCCAGCCAGTTCATGTTGATGGGGGTATAAAGTGGCAACAGAACCTTATGTACCCATAGCGGATTACACTACTTACGATGAATTGATGACCGAACTCGAGGTCACAACAGACGCGGCTGATACAAACGCAACTGATTTAGATACAGCGGTTGATAATGCCGAAGGTCATAAAAATACAGCCGAGAGTCTGCTCGCCGCTAAGTTCAATCCTCTCTTTTTGGTAGGTGCGTAATGGCTCTAGCACCTAGTCTAAGTACAGTCGTAATCACAGGAAACTATGTTGATTATGAAGGCTCTCCCATTCAAGGACAGGTTCGTTTTACCCTTGGTGATGTTCTCCGTAATGGAACAGATGACCAAATGGTTGCCCCATCTTCGGTCGTAGTCGCATTGAGTTCGGGTGCCTTTAGCGTGACGCTTCCTGCCACAAACGACCCTGATATTGTTCCGAATCCATTCACTTATACCGTCGAAGAATCATTCCCGGGCGGTCGTACATACACGATTTCAGTTCCTTATGACACCGTTGGTTCTTTGGACTTAGCAGACCTAAGCCCGAATCCAACTATTGCTACCCCTTATACCTCGGCTATTGACCAAACCTCATGGAGCGCTTTAGAAACAAACATAGATGCCCTTGATGTAGTCATTGACCAAGATATAGATAAAATTCTTGCTTCGGGTAAGTATTGGTACATACCATCAACTTACGCGAGTTATACAGCCCTAGATACTGCCTTCGCTACATATACTGCCTTGGCGAGCGCCACCTATCAATTAGATGGCGACGATATAGCAGACTTTGTTACCTCGGCAGAGGCGTATGAATCACAAGCCCAAGCAAGCGCAACAACAGCCACCGCAAACGCGACTGATACAATCAGTCCATTGTTACTAATCGGAGGATAACCGTATGGCAACAGCCTATAAAGCGTTAGGGCAGTCGAACCCTTCCGCTACAACACTTACGACCCTCTATACGGTGCCAGCATCAACCGAAGCGGTTATCTCTTCAATCGTAGTCTGTAATCAGGCAGGTACGAGTGGCACTTATAGAATCGCAGTTCGTCCAAACGGAGCGGCAATCGCTCCCGAGCATTATCTTGTGTATGACGCGAATATCTCGGCAAACACAACAGTCGCCTACACCCTAGGCGTAACCATTGATGCCTCAGATGTTGTAAGCATCTACGCATCAAGTTCCTCAATGTCATTCAACGCTTTTGGAAGTGAGATTTCCTAATGGCAATTACAACGAATGGTGGAGCAGGTATTACCGCTGATGCGGTAGCAACCCTCAGCAATAAAACGCTTGAAGCGCCCACAATCAACAACGCAACATTTACTGGCGCTCAGTCAGGTCTAACAATCAAGTTCAATGAATCAATTGTTCTTGAAGGTACAACCGATGACGCTTATGAGATGACTCTAAGCGCTGGAGACCCAACCGCCGATAGAACAGTAACTTTGCCGGATGTAACTGGAACAGTAGTTACGACTGGAAATCTTTCAGCAATTACGACTCTCACTAGCCCAACGATTACTAGCCCAACAATTACGGGTGCGGTATTCAATGATGGTTCAGTTGTTTTTGAAGGCGCAACAGCCGATGATTTTGAAACAACTCTTTCAATCACAGACCCAACTGCCGACCGCACAATCACATTCCCTGATTCAACAGGTACAGTTGCTCTAACTTCAGGCGTTATCAATAACACTCTTACAACAACTACTGGCGATATGATTTATGCTAGTAGCAACAACACACCTGCTCGTCTTGCTATTGGCTCTGAAGGACAAACTCTTGTAGTCACAAGCGGAGTTCCTGCTTGGGGCGCGGCATCTTCAGGTGTATCAGCAAACGACCAAGCCTTTGCCTTCGCGGTACAGGTATTCGCATAAGGAGAAAATAAATGGCAACAACAGTAAGCCGAATCCCATTATCGGGTTCAACAGACGGTCGTGCCGTAAAGGTTGCCGCAACTTCATCTGCGGGTACAACCATTCACACAGCGACTTCATCTGCGACAGATTGCGATGTTATTACGCTTTACGCATATAACTCAAGCGGTTCTGCCGTAAATCTAACACTTCAATGGGGTGGAACAACTTCAGTTGATGATGACATCAAACTCTCAATTCCTGCTACTTCGGGTCTAACTCTTGTAGTTCCTGATTTAGTTCTGCGGAATTCTTTGGTAGTAAAGGCTTATGCCGGAACTGCCGATGTCATTACAATTCATGGTTTTGCTAATCGCGTAGCGACTGCGTAATAGGAGTTTAGGTGTCACTACCAAGCCGTCTACTTGGAGCGAACCCGTCAATTCAGGTTTCAAGCCTATTGTCGGGTTCGTTATCGACCCCTAGCGCGAAAGGCGCGTATGTTGAGTATGAAGGAGCAGAATTACTTTCTACTCAAAGTGTTAGCGGTGTAAATACAATCACATTTAGCAATCTCAATACTTATAGTGATTACGACCATTTAGAATTTCATTGCGCTCTAAGTTCAACGAGTAATGCTTATACTCGCATGAGATTCAATTCAGATACTTCAAGCATCTATACTGCCAAAGGAACGCTTGCCACAGTAAATAGTGTGACAAGTAATGATTTTCCCGAAGCCTCTGTTTCTAACATGGCGCCACTAACGAGAAATGCTGACCAAGCAAATTCAGGAACTTACATAAATGTTCTCGTTCCTTATTTCAACAGCACGACAAGAAAAAATTATTTATGTTATGGTGGTGGATTCGCTCTAACCGCTTATGAATCTTATGTTGAAATATTTGGTGGTCAATGGGGTTCAACTAGCGCCATAACTTCTATAACTATTTATATGTCAACCGGTTCTTGGGCTACTGGTAGTAAAATTTCAATGTATGGGTGGAAAAACACATGACAGCACAATGGGCGTTGATTGCTAGGACGGAAGTGCCTTCAAATACTACGGCAGTTACTTTTACTAGCATTGGAAGTTATGAATCCTATCGAATCATTTCGTATTCGGCTGATACTGGTAGTTCTGATTATCTTACAATATATCCAAATAATGCTGGTTCTAATTTGTATTCTCGCGGAATGTATTCAAACGCTAGTGCTGGTTCTATTGCTAGAAACAACCATCCATACATTGTTATGGGTGTTCATTCTAACAGCGCCGAAGCAAACTCAGCGAGTTGTAATATCATAGATATTGGTTTTGCCCAAAGTACAACATTAGTGAAACCTGTGATTGGCATAGGTGGTTGGGCTGGCAACATGATGAGATTTAGTGGTGGAGCATGGGCTACTACGGGAACCGCAATATCTTCAATTTATGTGAAAACTTGGACAGGGACGAATTCAATCATAAGTGGTTCAATAATTGCTTTGTATGGGAGAAATGTTTGATGACTACCGTAACATTTATATCTAAAGAAACTTTATCGGGTACGAGTAATTCTTTGACCTTTTCTACTATTAGTAGCGATTATAGCGATTTACGAATCATTGGAATGTTGAAATCTAGTACTGCGGGAAATTTCAATGGAACATTGGCAATACGCCTCAATGGTATTACCTCAAATGACTATAAAAGAACCGCCATGGGTAATGAAAACGCAAATCTTCTAAACATGAGGCAAGATACAGGTTTGAATGGATTATTGGTCGCAACTGGTTTTGCTGGCGCAGATAATAACGCAAATAATCGTTGTATTTTTGATATTTATATTCCTAATTATACTTCCAGTCGCTTCAAGAGCCTAAATGCTTTTAGTTGGAGCGGTGGCTACAACGACTCCGGTTCCAACCAATACAATTATCAATGGGCTTTGACGGGTCAATTGACAAATACTAGCGCCGTCACATCAGTAACTTTGTATGAAGTAGGCGGAGGTAATTTGACAGGGAATGTATCACTATACGGAATATCATAGGTAAAGAAAGGAGAAACAATGTCCGAGGTACTAACTAAGGTAGTTGTGGATTGCTCTACTGGGGAAACCCAAGTGCTTCCATTGACTCCCGAAGAAATCGCACAGCGCGAAGCGGATGCTTTGGCTTTTGCCGAAGCGGAAGCAATTCGTCAGGCAGAGGCAGATGCTAAAGCCGCCGCGAAAGCAAGCGCTGAAGCAAAACTCGCGGCTCTCGGTTTGACCGCCGACGAGATTGCGGCTCTCTAGTAAAATCTTCTAAGTAGAAAGGCAGGGTAAATGACAACCCATCTATCGCTTCAACGAATGTTGTTGCCGACAGCCCAAGTGTCAGATTTGACCACGGGTTCTATTACCCTGCCTTCCGCTAGAGGACAGTTCGTAATTCCCGTAACCGATTTTTTTCAATCTATCGAAACAATAGCCCCAAGTCAGGGGGCTTCTTCTATTTCTTTTACTTCAATTCCTCAAACTTATACTCACTTGATGATTCGTGGAATGATGAAATCGAATGACGGAGGCGTAGGAAATGGTTTTGCTGGAATGAGATATAACTCTGATAGCGCACTCAATTATTGGGGTGTCAATGCCTATGGAAATGGCTCAAACTTATTATCTTTATCTTACAATCTTAGTTACGCAATGTTTGGTCAAACACCATATTTAGGTAATAATAATTTATATGCGTTTTACAATGCTATTTTACCTAACTATACAGATGCTTCTAACCCACAACTTTGTTTTGGTGACCAAATCTTAGAACAAGGTGGTAGTGACCAATCAGCGGGTCTTGCTTCTTCGGTATGGACAACAACGGCGGCAATCACTTCAATTACTATTCTTGGAACTTTTGGTCCATCCTGTCGTTTTGGTTTGTATGGAATCAAAGGAGAGGGTCAATAATGCCAACAACATATACGCATATTGCCACCACAGAATTATCAAGTTCACAAGCCTCTGTTGATTTTACAAGTCTAGGCAGTTATACAGATTTGATTTTTTATTGTCAGTTTGCCACAAGCCAGTTGGCTTATATTGAAGCGCAGATAGGTAGTGGCACTTATACAACATCAGGTTATTACACCCAAGTTACCGATTCAGGTCCATCGGCGTATGTATATTCCAACACAAACTCATTTCGCGTGGGTTATAGTACGGCTTTCACGGGTTTAGAAGGTTTTAGTGTTTTTGAACTTCATCAATTTAGAAATACAAATACATACCGAGTAATGAGTGGTTATGTGGGTCATACAGGAGCAGGGGGCGCACAATCTTCATCTCGTTTAGTTAGCACAACCGCTATTGACAGAATAAAGTTTTTTGGAAGTGCGGGAAATCTTATTAGTGGTACAAAAATATCCGTATACGGAATTACGGAGGCATAAATATGTCAAACGACCTAATCAAATCATATACATTTGATACAGCAAGTAGTTCCTATGAATTTGTGAACATTCCACAGACATATAAGCAACTTTATATTATTTGGAATGGAAGCACGGTATCGGGTTCGGGTTTACTACGCTTCAATAGCGAAACAGCCAGTTATTACAACCGTGGATTGCGAGGTAATAACAACACAGTTGGTTCCTCAACTGGTGATACAAATGGCGTTTATTTAGGCGAAACAGCAATCGCTTCAGGATATATGGCTGGTGGAGTCATTTATATTCCTCACTATCGTAGCAATACAAGAAAAAGTGCTGTGGTAAAAGGAGCGTATATTAGAAATAGCACAACTGATTACTATAATTATTATGGTAGCGGACACCATGCGACCACATCAGCAATTACATCTTTGACTTTTACAACAACAAATGGTGCTAACTGGAAAGTTGGTAGCAAAGTTGAACTTTACGGAATTGAATAGAGGATAAAATGGCTGGCACAACAACTAAAGGTTTACGATACCCAAGCGCGGGTGATAATCCTGCCGTCCATACCGATATTCAAAATCTTGCTACTGATGTCGATACAGAATTAGATAATTATGTTCTAGCGACTGGACCAACTGTTTCAGGATTGGCTTTATCTGATGCCAGCATTGTTTTTGAAGGAGCAACCGACGACGGTTTTGAAACCACCCTTACGGTTGCTGACCCGACTGCCGATAGAACAGTCACGATTCCTGACGCAACTACAACCCTAGTTGGAACTGATACCACCCAAACCCTTAC